TACCATTGGCACTTTGAATGTTATTGGTAATGGTAAACCCGGTTGACCCATCACTAGGGTAGATTGACGTCCCGGTACTATCAACCACCCATACTTCAATGACATAGCTACCAGCTGGTAAACTATTCATCAAGTCAGCATTAAAGGTAACGGTAACTTGACCAGTTGTGGGGTCCGTTAAACTAGCTGGGTCAACTGTGGCCGATTTAAGATAGCCACTAGTATTGCCCAGTTTAACGGTAATTGTAGTGGCATTAGTTAAGTCAGTGGCCACATTATCATTGCCACAAATTAACGTAAAGCTAGTGGTAGTATCGCCAATTTTAACCGTTTGAGCGGACGTATCAGTAAAACTAAGCGTTTTCGCCATCTTTATCTGCCTCCTTTTCAGCCAACTTGGCATTAAGCTGGTCAATTTGAACTTGAGCCATCGCTAATTGCTGATCCTTAACGGTAATCGCTTGAGCATAGTTACTCGTCAGCTTGTTAATTAAAGCCTGTGCATCAATATTCATAATTATCCCTCCTGTGCGGTAGTTGTCGTAGTTGTGTTATCTGGCCTTAAAGCCGTCAGACTATCAATCAGCGTGTTTAACACCTTTAATTTAACCCTATCAGCGCCCCCAGCACCTCCAGCAATGGCATTGTTAAACTCGTCCATGGTAATGCTGACCTGTGAACTGATACCGAGTGTGTTAATCTGAATGCTAATTGTCATAATGTTGTTCGTGTAATCTGGTTTATAGTTTGTGATTAAAATGCTATCCATTTAATTTTGCCTCCAATTTGTTTAATCTAGCTTCTAGTTCCATGTTGTGCCCATTTAGTTGGTCAATTTCCTTTTGTTGTTCCTGCACAGTTGCTAAAGTAGCATTTAAAAGCACGCTGTCATCGACCCCAACCAACTTACCATCTTCATCACGGGCGATAAATACGTCTGGCAATCTCCATTGTTTAGTGTCGTTCACGTCATCAACAATGCTAGATAGCCTAATATGGCTAGTATTATCGTCAGATTTATACTGATAAGTGGCTAAGTCAATTGAGTTAACTAGCTGTGCCCAATAAGCTGTGTCAGCCTTTTTAACGTCCCGCTTAACACTTAATAGGGACGATTTAACTAAGCTAGTATAGTGAACGGCACCGGCATAAATGTCAACTGTGCCACCTTTACCTTTAGCAAAGTGAATAGCTTGGCCGTCAGCACTGGAAAACGTATGGCCGGTGTTAATTTGAAAGTTCCCAACATCTAAATTCCTGTTAAACTGAATATCGTTTGAGCCAGCCTTATCAATACCAAAGTCAGCAACCTGTGTACCAGAATTAGAAACAATCCGCCACCACGTTGAATTGGGTAAGCCAATAATGTTACCGTAGCTATTCATCATGATACCGGTAGTCTGGTCTTGGTCAGTCCCACTAAAGTTGATCGCCTGAGTTGTGCCATGCAAGCTTAAACCAGTGGAAGCATCTAGGATTGCATAGCCAGTTGTCTTTAAGTTGCTAGCAGTAAAGTTAGGGTCTTGCGAGGTTGAGTAGCCTTCTAGCAATACTAGTTGACCAGCCCCCAGTGAAACGTCAGCCGCTGAATACATATCTGTAGAAAATGGTGTCATGCCACGTAGATTAGTTTTAACTGTCCCATCCTTTATGACCGTTCTTAATGCGGCGGTCTCATTGGCAATTGACTCAAAGGACGTACTAGTAACTGAGCCATCTGGATTGATAGTTAGCGGATAGCTAGTGTTACCATATTGGTTGAGTGGTGTACCAGCATTAATAGTCTTTCCTGTTAGCGTTCCTGTGATATTTGCACTTGGAATGATAACTGGCTTCTTAGTATCAAAATAAACAGTGTCAGCAGATAGCGTTAACTGGCCACTTGAAGAAATCAGCGTACTGCCAGCTTGCACATTAATCTCATCAATTAACTCATCTTTCGACACTTTGATTAAGACATCATCAGACGTTTGCGCGATCATTGAATCTTGACCACCGTATACGTAAGGTGTAGCCGTATCACCGAGTTCTAGTTTTAATTCGGTAAAGAATAACCCAGAAGAAGCACTATTATTAGACCCAATGTTGTCAACTCGAATATAACCTTCGTTATCATTAGCACCAGTCGTAAAAGTAACCGTATACTGGTCAATCTGTGATGGTGAAGTAACTAAATTTTTAAAGAGCCCATGAATTGTGTCATAATCACTGGTGGAACCATAAGCCCTAGATAGTAAATAAACGTTTGCACCGACAACGTTAGAAGACGCAAAAGCTTTAAATTGAAACGTGTAGGTTGTATTTGGCAATAACGGAAACCGATTTGAACCAGCGGCGGCAGTACCATTTTGAGCTGTATTTAAATAAAGCAGGGCTCCGGTGCCGTTCTGGTAGAAAGTATGTGTAGTCACTAATAGATTCCGGTCAGTTGCCCCCCAGTTCATTAATGTCCAACCAGTAAGTGGGGTAGTAAAGTGGCTTGAATATGGAATTAAATTGGCATTATTAGCCTCTGATTTAGAAACTTTACTAGCAATTAAATCTTTAGTTTGCGTTTTATACGTCTCATAATCATTCGATGATACCTTACTATCAATTGCTTTAGCGGTTGTAGCTTGGTAGGCTGAAAAGTCCTTGGTGGCTACCTTTTGGGCTATCAAGTCTGCGGTAGTTGTTTGATAGGCTGAGAAAGTACCATTATCAACTTTAGATGCTATTTGACTAGCAGTTTGAGTTTGATAAGTTGAGAAAGCACTGTTACTTACTCTATCTGCAATTTGACTAGCTGTTTGTAGCTTGTCAGATGCGTATGCTGAACTAGATACTTTACTATCAATCAATTTAGCAGTCTGCGTTTGATAAGTTTGAAAGTCACTAGATTCAACCTTACTAGATATTTCTTTAGCGGTTGTCGCTTGGTAGGCTGAGAAAGCGCTATTAGCAACCTTTTGAGATATTAGGTTAGCCGTTTGGGTTTTATAAGTTTGAAAGTCACCATTAGCTACCCTTTCAGCTATCTGACTAGCAGTTTGAGTTTGATAGGTTGAGAAAGCACTATTACTTACTCTATCGGCTATCTCACTTGCTGTCTGTGTCTTGTCAGACGCATACTCTGAACTAGAAACCTTATCATCAATTAAGTCAGCTGTTTGGGTCTTATAGGTGTTAAAATCACTAGACTCAACCTTGCTATCAATCGCCTTAGCAGTTGTAGCTTGGTAGGCTGAAAAGTCCTTGGTGGCTACCTTTTGGGCTATCAAGTCAGCAGTAGTTGTTTGGTAGGCTGAGAAAGCACCATTATCAACTTTCTGCGCTATCTGACTAGCTGTCTGTAGCTTGTAACTAGCATAATCTGAATTAGCAACCTTGGTAGCTAGTCCATTTTCTAGTTCAGCAATCGTCAGCTTTGATCCGTCTTTAAGGTCTGTTACTGCTTGACTAGTTACTTTTCCATTGTCGATAGCTGTTTGAGCCTGACTAAACGCATTATCAGCCGTACTTTGAGCTTTAGCAGTAGCCTGTGAGTTACTATTTATATCGGCACTAGCTTGGCTACCAACTGCCTGAGCTTGACTAAACGCATTATCAGCCGTACTTTGAGCTTTAGCAGTAGCCTGTGACTGAACTGCTATTTCTGAATTGGCATAATTATAGTTGCTATCTGCGGCTGATTTAGCTAGATTTGCCATTGACTGTGCAATTAAAGCGGCACTATCAGCATTTGAAGCCTGACTAGCAGCATTGTCAGCCGTATTTTGAGCTTTGATAATTTTAATACCGTCATCGGTTAAAATTACCTGTGTTGCATTAGATTCAGCCATTTAATTAACCTCCTTTCTAATCGCTTGTATTATCATTTTCACTGATCGTCCCCTTATCAATCGCACTAGCTACCGGCCGTTTAGTGATGGGTATCGTGTACACCTTTTCCTTTTCAGCCGAGTATGGGTCAATTTCTAGTACCCGTGTGTTAAAGGTCACTAACAAGTAGGCCTGTGTGCCCTGGTAAAAGACGTTACAAGTTTCAACTTCACGGCTTTCATCGGTTAGGTTGGGTAAGACCATATCATTGTCAAAGTAAGCTTCAAACTCGGCTCCTTTATGCACAACATTTAACGCCCACACTTTATGGGGATCGTCAGTTGTTTCAGCTTCACCACCACCGGCCGCAAAGTAGAAGTAAGGGAAGTCCAAACATTCAGACTGGTAAGTGTTCTGATTAAAATCAATCCCATAATCGGTGATGTTAAAGTTGTATAGCACGTTGTAATTACCAGCTAACAGGTCACTAGCTTTGAGAATGTCAGTGGAGCCATCTGAATAGCCAATTGAGACTAGGTCATGTTGGCGGTCATAGTTAACGCGGCCGTAACCTTTGAGTGCCATAACCTGTTGCACGCGACTATCAGTAGGCTGTAACGTTACCCCGGCTACATAAGGAAACCGCACGAGCATGTAATTACCATCGTTCTTTAAGCTGACAATCGACCAAATATAGACCGTGTTATTAACCTCCTGCACGCCGAACGTCCCACCATGTTGACCATGAATTTGTAACATCACTGACTGCACGGCAAACTTGCTATCCTGTAAAGCAAACATGGTATCACTAGACCCACTGTCATCACGAGCCCGACTAGTTAGGTACTGCCCATTGCTTAAACGTGCCATATATTGAGTCGCTGAATGCGCCCCATTATCATCAGGGCCATAGACGCCTAAATAGCTGATATTAGTGGTGTCTAACTTAATCTCGGGGTCATCTTGGATATAGTCGGCTTCAATCGTGCCATGCAAAGTGCCGACAGCGTTACTAGCCGCGTTAATTAAGTAGCCGGTTTGTTGGTAGCTGGTGTCAACCGTGCCATCGGTATTATAACGGCGCCAAATGAAGCCCTTGCTATCAATGTAGGATGAAATATTAGTGCTACCTTCCCACGCCTGTAAAATCAACCGTTTAGTCTGGGTGGTATCCGTGAAGTTGTTACCGTCAGGCGTTAAAGCGACTGGTTTAATCGAACTAGCATCGGCCTTAGCTTCTTCAACCGCCTTACTGAGAGCGTTTTGATATTGTTCCATCCATGCAGGGGTGGCTACTTGAACCGTTGTATACTCGCCAAAGCCGACTGTGTTGCCATACGGGTTAGCAAAGCTGATTGTCCGTTGAATAACCCGGCCACTGGCATCTAATACGGGCTCAATTAATTCATCTTTAAACCTAATTGTGGCACCTAATGGTGGATTAAAGTTGGGTGTTACATTCACCTCATAATACGTTCTAGGGTGGTTATACAGCTTAAGCATGTCTTTAGCCCATGACTTTAAACCGGCTGAGTTACTGATCTGATTAGCGGTAACAATGGCTTCATAGTACAGGCCGGCTTGCCAATCAGGGTTATATTTCTGATTAGCCTCATCATCAACAATATAGGGCTTACCATCATTGACCACTGCAATCGTGCTACCGTTAGCCCCGTAAGGAATCAGCTTAGTCACAGGTGTTGATACCGTTGTCCGTTTAATACTAGTCATGTTCTTACCGAATACAGCCTCGTTATAGACCACGTCAGCATTAAGCTTGTCGGTAATGACACACACCTTTTTCGTGATGTTTCCTTGGCTATCAATCTCAACATAAGGGTCAATATCGACATCATACGTTTGAATGAGTGCCTGTAATAACGTGCTAGCTTTAGTCTTGCCGTCAATGGTGATTGATGGAATGGTTGTGTTAGTAGTCTGATAGTCTAGTGTCCAACCAGTCGCATTAAAACACTCGTTAAAGGCTGTCTGAATCGAACTAGCACTAGCCGTCGTGGCTACCGGGTAATGATGAGCTAAACTGTACAAGCATAGGTTGGTAAAGTTAGCCGTTGTAACATGCTTAACAGCAGCGGTATTGTTCTCTTCCACGCTGTATATGCGCATGACGTACCAATGACCCGATAGCTCGTCATAATAGGCGAGATTGTTACCAGCCACCACTTTATCTGAATCAGGTTGATCTTGAAGCACGTCTAGTTGGCCTTGATGGTCGAACTTTTTAGATTGGGCATTTAGGTTAACTGTCCCATTTAAAGCGTCATCGGTTCCCACATTAAGGTCATCATCATAGTTGGTGCTAGTTGTGTCTGAGTCGGCTAGTTGAATCTTGATGCTGTCATTAGAAAACTTAGTGGCCCCATCAACGGTCAGGGTACCAATCCGTTTTAAATTAGGGTCTAGAATTAAATACTGATTATTTAAAGCCATCTGTTAACCTCCTTGTTTTAAGTTATGTAAAAAGGCCGCCCAATTGGGAAGCCTTTAAGTGTTGTTATAGTAGTCTTGGTAGATATTTAAGCGTGATTTGCGCGTCATCTAGGTCACCAATCATCGTTAGGCTATTAATGCCCGGACTAAGCTTAGGATAATCTGTTGACCAGATCGGGCTAGCTAACTTACCGCCAACCGTGGTGCTATCAGTCTCACAATTTAAGACGATCTCTTGACCGGCATTAGCAATATATTTAGGTGCGTCCTGAGCCACGTCATTAACTTGGTAAATGTCTAGGTGGGTGATTGACATAAACGGGTTTTCATAGCCCACATTTTCGTCATCTTCGGCAATCGAGTGCTTAAAGAACACCCCACCGATACCCCCTAAAGCCGATTGATAATTTGAATTAGTGTCAACGAACGTCCCGTGCACGATTAGGAACCGTTTAGGGTCGGTACAAGGCTGGCCGGAATGGCTACCACTCGTGTAGTATTGCGTGATTGACCAGCTAAATACCTTACCATTTTTGATTAGGTCTAATTGAAGCCAACTAGTGCTTAGTGCTGACTTTTCTTCTTTGTTAACCACTGTCATATAATTAGTGACCGTCTCTTTAACCGACTTAGTAGTAACCTTGCCAGTCTTAGTATTCTTCGACTTCTTAGTGACCGTCTTAGTTGTGGTGCCTGTTTTAAGCTGAACTTTAACGTCCTTACCATTGCTAGAACTACCTGAGGGGCCTTTACCATTGTAGAAAGTCTCATGTTTACCGTCACCCCCGGCAAAAGTGCCACCCGGCTTGGTAATTTGTAGATAGCAAGTTGGGGTACCACCTGAACTAGAATCAGCTAGACCAAAGCGACCAATCGTTGCCCCATTCGGGTCTAATAACAGGACTTCTACACGCCCCATCGCTCGCCCATTATGGGTACCTGAGTGCTTAATATGGTGGATTCTAGTGGTAACTCGATAGTTAGTCAGGCTGTTAGTCATGCCAGTAAAGCGAACACCGGGGCCATACCAGTCTGGTTGATGGCTACCATATTGTTTAACCCCATTGGCTAGCTTGACCATTAATACTTGGGTATCTCGGTTACTATCAGCTTCACCTTGATAAATGTAGTCACCAGCAGTCTTCATCTGGGCAATGGCATTGGCATCATTAGTCCATTCAGCCATCGTATTTAATACATCACTGTTAACGACCTGAGTATAAGGCTGTACTGCCACCGCTTGATCTTCATCGCTATCAGGTCCCAGTCCATATTCACCACTGTTTAAGGTAAAGCCAATGTGCTTTAAATCCCGCTTAGGTACGACCTGAATAACCGGCTCTGTTCTAGCGGTGCCATCAACAGTGATTGTATTTAAACCGTTTTTTAAAGGTGTTTCAACCTGTGGCAGAGTTGCCCGTGGGTCAGACTGCACAAAGGTAATCGTTAGTGTAGCGTCCCACGCCCCCTGGTTAATGAACTGTGGATCGCTAATCGCAGTAATATGCCCCCAGTAAGTCACTTTGGGTTCAAAGCCAAAGACTAGTGGGTACTCTTTACCATTATCACTTGGATCATCACTTAGCAATAAGCCACTCAAATTATGCATAATCTGATTGTATTTGTCCTGACTGCCACGAGCGATAATAGTTATTGGAATACTGATTGTCCGACTAGTATAGTCCATACCATTAAATTGATTACCATACATGGCGGGGATATCGGTTGCTTGCTCGGCCATGGCTGGTGCACTTGGCAGTGTTACTGCTCCCATAACGGCTTGCAAATCGTCGCGACTATTTAAGCCAGCATATTCAAAATCATTTTTATTCAAAACAGACAATTATATCGCCATCCTTGTTTAATTTTAACTATGTAAAAAAGAGCCCTCTAAGGCTCTTCAATATATTAATACTAATACCCCATCATTTGACTATATTGTGACGTCTTCTTGGTATTTGACTTGACAGCATTAACCACGTCAGAGCTGGCAACAACTGCTTTAACATCTCCTTGGCCAGTGATCAAAGCATCTAGTGAAGCTATAACCTGACGTTTGAATGCTTCGTCGTAATCAATCTGGTCGTTACCAATATTCATCATATTAGTACCATCTTGAGCTCCGAACTTAGCCATTATCTGTTGCATAATTTGGTAAGCCCTTGAACGCTTAGATAAATCCATCGGAACTATGGCTTCTGGCAAGTTGCCTTCAAACAATTTGTAAACGCCCGCTTTGTTCCCGAAACCACCATTCTCAAATCCTTTAATATAGCGATAAACAGCTGACGCCTGACTTTCACGAAGCCCACCGGTGCCGTTCATAGAACCGCCTGATTCCCACGTTGCAAAGAATTTATATGCGGCTTCTGTTGGATTGGTCATACGTAGAACAGATTTTAACAAACTACTCTCACCGGGCTCGCTAAGAGCGTAATTAATTTGACCAGCAGCTGAGTCCCATGCATATCCATGTTTTCTAAGCCAGCTTCTTAATGCTGTTTCACGAGTGAACGTCCATTGCCCCAACCCAGTACCATGATCAAGTGGATCAATGGCAGTAGGGGTCAAGTTTGATTCGATAACCCAATTTCCTAGAACACCGGCAATACCACCATTATTTGAAGCGGGATAGCCATGTTTAAACGCTCTAGCCAATTCTCGTGCACGGGAAGCAACACTACCGGACAGCTTAATGTTGCCAACTCCTCCACCGAAGTTGTCAGCTAAATCAGAAATAGCTTTCGCAAATCCCTTTAAAGCTCGGTCAACTAGTCCTTTACCTAAATCATGGCCGATTGAACCGACTCCTGGAGTTTTGGTTGGATCAAATGTCTTTAAAGCCATCGACTTTAAAGTTTTCAATGGGTGAGTTATCTTAGACAATGCATCCATTGCTTTATCACTAACGCTGTCGAAGATAGAAGTAGCACCGCTCTTAATTTTCTTTAAAAACGACGCGATATCAATAGTGCCTTTAGCATAGCCAGGAAGCGTATGTCCTAGGCCACCGTTAAAAAGCTTAGCAGTATCACCAGCATTAAGAATCTGATCACCAGGTTTAACATTAACCACTTCAGCACCATTCATACCCAGAAATGACACTTTCCCATTGTCTCTATCAATTTTAGCCTCGACACCGCCTTCACCAACTAAAGCTCTAGCAGTGCCAACAATACCGCCGGAAGCATGGGCTTCTATGCTTACTGGATTATATCCCGATTGATAAGCGCCAACATTGATTGGTTTAATACCAAATCCTTTAACTAGATTACTAAAGAAACTAGTAATGTTTTTCCAAATACTATGAATACCGGAGCCTTGCTTATCGGCAGCTTTCATGGAGCCGTTGGCTTGCTTAACAGCATGCCCCAAAACACCTTTTGACTGTGAATTGGCCTGATCAACTACCGAACTGTTTTGATCCTTAGCATGTTTAATAACTTGTGATCTTTGCTTATCTGCGTCATCAGTAGTGTGCTTGTACTGACGATCCGCATGTTGTTCAGTTTTGTTTTCCTGCTCTAAAGCGTTGTCAATTGACTTTTGTTTTTGGTCCTTAGCTTTACTAATAATAGCTGCACGTTGCTTCTCGGCATACTTAGAATTACCAGAATATTGATTTTTAGCAGCATCAACTGTTTTACTATACTGGCTCTTTGCTTGACTGATTGCCTCGCTAGCTTGTCTTTCAGCTGCTTTTATAACCTTATTGTGTTGCTTTTCAGCCGCAGAAACACGATCTTTGTATTCTTGGTCTGCCAGTGAGACTGTCTTTTTGTACTCTTTATTCGACTGTGAAATAGCATCATTTGCTTGTTCACGAGTGATTTTCCCCTTGCTCTTGGCAAGATTTCTCAAAATATCATTCTGCTTATTAGCAGCTGACTTTATCTTTCCCGTTAAAGTTGTGTGTAAACGGGCTTCTTGTGCAGTAGTTTCCGTTGCACTTTTAATCCGGAGTTTATCAAGAGCGGCTGACTTTTTGTTTTCTTCAGCCTTAATAGCTGCTTTCTTTTTAGACATGTCTTTCTGAACAATAATCGAGTTGGCACCAAACCGTCGTTCGTCAGATGCTATTTTAGCATCCCAGCTAGAACTAGTTTTTCTCTCGCTAGCATTCCATTTACTAATAATACTTGCTTTTTGCTGCGCATAATACTTCGCAATAGCATTGCGATCAGAAGCTGACATTTTTTCAAAACGATTTGTCTCACTATCATTCTTTTTAATTGAAGCTAATTGCTTTTTATACTCCGCATCGGTTAGCATACCCGCTTTATGAAGTACGTTCACATCATTTAAATCTTGCTTCTGCTTTTTAGAATAATAGGAACTATACGCCTTACCTAGATCACTCAGTGAGTGCTTAGTGGACTCTGTCTTAATCTTGGGAGCTTCAATGGTCTTCCCTTTTAGCGCATCACTAATTCTTTTAACAATCGTATTTGCAGTTTTAGTACCACCAACACCATCACCAATGCTTGCTCCTAACATTGCTCCCGCAGCTGTTCCTGCTCCCGGGATAACACTTCCAAGGGCTGCACCAATGCCGCCCCCAATAAGTGTTCCAGCTGTTTTACCAGTTGCTTTATATTTATCAGACGCCTTACCGGAGCTAACTGCTTTCGCAATGCTACTACCAGCGTCCCAAGCAGTCATGGCTAATCCAGCACCATTGATAATCCTTGTACCAATTGTTCCTCCTAGCAATGACCATTTACTGCTTTTAGCAATTTTTTCAGTATTTTCCGCTTCAACTGATATAGAGCTTAAATCAGCGCCTATATTCCCAGCCTTTTTACCTTTAACTCTCCGATAACCAGTTCCAATATTTTCTTCACTGGCCGTACTTAGTTCAGCATTAGTTTTAAGAACCGCGTTTTGTTCTTCTAAAGCTTTAGTTTCTTGTTTAATCCCTAGAACTTTTTCAGCCCAGCTAACAGTATCACTGATTTTTTTAAAAGTTGACAGAACTGAACTAGTCTCTTTGACGGCTTTACTTGTTAACCACCATGCTGCTCCAAATTTTGCAATGGTTTCTGTGTGCCCGCCAACCATACTGAGTAATGGCTTTAAAAGTGCATTGGTTATTTTAAGCGATTCAATTAACGTTTCAAAGCCCAGGCCACCCAAGTTTTTGACAGTTTTGAAGAAATTAACAATTTCCGGAGCATTTTTGGCAATAGAGTCAGAAGCTTTGGTGACACCCTTGGCCAAGTTATCCATTGCATCATTCATTGCTTTTGGTGCCGACTTGACATCAAAAGCTTTAGCAAAGGCTTTAGTAATCGTACTAATACCTTTTTCTGCCGCTACACCTACCTTATTAAACTCCTTGTCAGTCCGTTTGTCAGATACCCATTTTGAAACTGCGCCATAGATTGGATTTTGAGCGGTTAAAATTGGCTTTTCAATGTCACCGATTAAAGCTGGAACACGCGCTTTGATCGTACGTTCCATACCAACCATCGTATGTAACATGTTGTCGGCGGCTTTATCGTATTTTCCGGATCCAAGTTGATTAAACGTATTTTCAATATCTTTAGCAGATATTTTTCCTTCTTTAGCCATCTCACTCAAATCAGCAACTGTTACCTTACTACTTTTGTGAGTCTTTTGGGCGTTTGTCTCTTGTTGAGCAGCATATTGCGAGTTAACCTTAATAGCTTGCTTAATTTCTGCATTAGTCACTTTGTGCCCACTTGCAATTTGCTTGCTAAAAACTGTAAATTGCTGGGCACTGACAATACCTTTTTGACGATATGTTTCTAGGTCAGATAAACTATTATTTGTTCCATAATGCATTCCTTCAAACATCAAGGTCATTTTTTTGTTATAGGCACTTACGGCTTTAGCAGCGTCTTTACCTGTTGAAGCAGCCGTATCACCCGTCTTTTTTAATCCAGATTCATACTTGGCCAATTGTTCACGGAACATCGGGAAATACTGGCTAATTTGGTTTAACATACCAGCATTGGCTTTTCCCCGTGACAGACCGTTAACCATGTCTTGTGTAACTGCTTGAATTTGTTGGCTATCTAAACCAACAGCGTCAGACATGTTCAGCATGGATTTGGTTAGTTCATCTGATTCTTTTTTATTGGAATGTAGAGTGATAAAAACCTTGCTCTAGTTCATTAACAACATCTACAGCTTGACCAGTCTGAACAGACAAGTCGTTGATTGTTTTAACCATTGCGTTAGATTTGCCAACCGTACCAGTTAAAGTCAACCAGGTGGCCGTCATCTTTTGCTGCTCTTTTTCATATTCCATACCAGCGCTAATAGCTTCGTGAATATGTGAAGTAATTGATTGAAAAGCGCTCGTAATACCATTGGCAACTAAATGAGCACCCAGAATTTTGCCAAATAAATGATTGGCCTTATCTGCGTGCTCGTTTACTCTATTTAGCTGGCTAATGACTGACGTTAATCCTGACTGTGGCTTTTTGCTTAATTGCTCATCAAGCTCTTTCATCTTAACCCGAGTTTGGGCAATTTTAGTGCCTAATTCGTTCACCCTAATCTGTTGTTCTTTGAACTCTTTAGAACTGTTACCACTAGC